ATGAAAGTAAAAATCTCAGAAATAAAAGCTAACTCAAAGAATCCCAGAATAATAAAGGATGACAAATTTAAAAAGTTAGTCCAGTCAATCAGAGAGTTTCCAGAAATGTTAGAAAAGCGACCATTGGTTTGTTTTACTGATATTGATGGTAAGTATGTTGTACTGGGAGGTAACATGAGGCTGAAGGCTTCTCAGGAAGTAGGATTAAAGGAACTGCCGATTGTTTTAGCTGATGATTGGACGCAGGAACAAAGGGATGAATTTCTGATTAAGGATAACGTAGGCTTTGGAGAATGGGACTGGGATCAGTTGGCTAATGAATGGGATGCGGACAAATTAGATGAGTGGGGTTTGGATGTTCCTAACTTTGATACAGAACCAATCGGAGATGATTTAATAGGAGATGAAAAAAATAAACCTGCTACTTTAAAAATAACATTTAAAAGTCCAGAACAATTGCAAAAAGCTGAAATAGATATACAAGAGTTATTAGATAGAAAATATGAAGGAGCTTACTTTTCAGTATCAGCCGGAGAATTATGAGATTAGAAATTGCATCTAATAAAGCTATTAAATATGCTTGTTTAAATTTTCATTATGCAAAATCTATACCAGTAAATACATTTGGTTATTCTGTTTTTAATGATAAAAATCAATGGTGCGGCGTAATTTTATATGGTACTGGTGCAAGTCCTACAATAAATAAACAATTTAATTTAAATAAAGGAGAAGTTATAGAACTTGTTAGAATGGCTTTAAATGGAAAACAAGAAAGCACATCAAAAGCAATGTCAATTAGTTTAAAATTATTTAAAAAACATAATCCAGTAGTGAAATTAATTATTTCATTTGCAGATATAGACCAAAATCATACTGGGATAATTTACCAGGCTACAAATTGGTATTATATTGAAAAATGTAATGTAAATGTAAAAACTGGTTATATCATAAATGGTAAAAAAACACACCAGCGTTCAATGCTATCAATTGGAAAATATAAGCAAAATACATTTCAAAATGCAAAATCAATTGATAAAAATGCAACCGAATATTTTACAAAAGGCAAAGAAAAATATATTTATGTATTAGATAAATCATTAATACCTTTATGCAAATCATTATCAAAAACTTATCCAAAAAAAATAACCCTGCAAGATTGCAAGGTTATTAATTTGAGCGAGGTGGTAGAATCGAACTCCGACTTTAAGCTGGACGCCTAATGTGTTACCATTACACTAACCTCGCAAGACAAATATAGAAATAATAATGAAAAAGCATACTAAATTATATTTAAGGTACTTTGGTTTTGATGAATCTGATTTTATACCCTGCGAGGTCTGCGGAGATCAGGCAGTAGATATACATCATATTGAATGCAGGGGAATGGGTGGAACTAAAGAGCCAGAGAATATTTATAATTTGATGGCAGTATGCAGGAAATGCCATGAGAAATTTGGAGACAAAAAAGAGCATAAAGAGTTTTTAAAGGAGATACATTTGCAGTGGTTAAGCAGTGAAAAAAATAAATGTCCAGGAATAAGATCATAACTGAGTTTTGGCAATCAAAGTCAGTCAATGAGGCATTTGAAAAGATGCAGCCAGTCGAACTTCAAGCGGATTTAAAATCCGAAGTGTTTCTGGTGCTATGTGAAATGGAGGAGGAGAAGTTAATAGGCTTGTATCAGCGAAACGAACTAAAGTATTACATGGTTCGAATTATGCTTAACATGATTAAAAGTGACCGAAGCAATTTTTTTAAGAATTACAGAAACTATACAGAACTTTTGGAGAATGATCACGAAGTTCAAACCTTTGAATCGGATCCAGAGGAATCATATCAAAAAATAGAATTACATTTACAGAACCTTCATTGGTATAATCGGGAACTGTTTAAATTATACGCCTTAGATTTTAAAAAGAATGCGAAAGAATTAAGCCGAAAGACGGGGATCCCTTATATGTCGATTGTCAGATCAATCAATAAGACTAAAGCCGAGATTAAAAAGAATATTAAAAAATGATTTTATCAATTATAACCGCAATCTGTGCATCGCTATTTTTTACGGAAATCCATAACTTTCACATTCGATGGAAAATTAATTTCAAGCCTTTCAATTGTGGAAGTTGTCTGGCAGCCTGGCTTTCACCATTACATTACTATGCACCTGAACTGATACAAGAAATTACCAGCACTATTTTTATCGCTGGGTTCTTTGCGCCGATTGTTACCAAATTAATGTGGAGTTTATGGAAATAAAACAAGAGCATCGGGACTGGCTAATTGCTAACGAGAGCAATTATGAATCTGCAAAGAACGGATATATCAGGAATTTAGATCTGCCGGTACTTCAAATGTATGAGCATATTTACAGATTGTATATGGATCCTAACTTTGTGCTTTCCGTTTGGTGCGGGAATTGTAAGTACGATATGATCATGAGACTTTATAAATGGTTTGAAGCGCAATGAGAATACTGGCCATAACAAGCAAAACCAGCGGAGTAGGTTATCACAGAATCATAATGCCGATTGTAAACATGCAAAAGGATTATTGCCTAATGTCGGATGTTAGCGAATATTACGCCAGAGCAGATGGATGCTTGGAGAGCAAAGCATGGATTTAAGTTGGTAGTTGATAATGATGACTATTGGCATTTAGATCCTACGCATATTCTTTATGAAAGTTACAAAGTCAATAAAGTAACTGAGCAGATTATAAAATGGATTAGGATTGCGGATCTGTGTACTTGCACCCATGAACGATTAGCAGATGAAATATTAAAGCTGAATCCCAATGTTGAGATATTACCCAATGCAATTCCTTTTGGAGAGGAGCAATTTATTTTAGATAAAAAGCCTTCTGATCTGGTGCGCTTATTCTGGTCGGGATCCGGCACACATGGCAAGGATTTAAATATTCTGCGCAACCCAATGAAGCGGATAAACTTTCCGGTTAGAACTGTGATTGCTGGTTATAATGAAGGCGAAAAACATATTTGGGATGGCATGATTTCAGCATTTACAAATGGATTGAAATTGAATCCGACAATCTACAATTACAATCAGGTTACCGAATACATGGCAGCTTATTGCGATTCCGATATTAGTCTGATTCCGTTGGTTGATAATAGATTTAACATGATGAAATCCAATCTTAAAGTTTTGGAAACCGCATCAAAAAAGAACCCAGCGATTGTGAGCAACGTGCATCCGTATAAAGATTTGCCAGTCTGTTATGTGAACTCGCAGAAGGATTGGTACAACTGGATCCGGTTATTAACTTTTGATCAGGATGCAAGGACACAATACGGCAATGATCTTTACGATTACTGCAATATTCATTTAAATCTGCACGAAGTAAATAAGAGAAGGTTTGCTATTTATCATAAATTATATGCCAGTAATAAAATGTAATAACGGAAAGTATCGGATCGGATCCGGTGCTTGTATATTCGAAACCGAGGAAAAAGCGCAATCAGTTTGGGCGGCAATTAGGGTTTCTATGGTTGATAGTTATAATGACTATCCAGAGGCGGCGAAAGCAAATGCACGAAGGGCGTTGAACATCAAAAAAGAAAATGATCGGGGATGCGGAACTTTGGTCGGATGGACAAGGGCGAATCAGATTGCTAAAGGCGAAAACATAAGCCGGGAAACGATTGCCAGAATGTCAAGTTTTGAAAGGCACAGAGAAAATAGCAAGGGCGATCCGAAAGTAGATTGCGGCGCTTTAATGTGGTTAGCTTGGGGAGGGGATGAAGGAATTGCCTGGGCGAAAAGGAAATTATCAGAAATAGACAAATGAATAACTTTTATCATAGCGGCGCAACTGGGGATGTGATCTATGCTATGCCTACGATTAAGGCATTAGGCGGAGGCATTTTCAATGTAAATTTACCGGATGATTTGTACAATACGATTCTGCCATTGCTACAATCTCAGGACTATATCCATGAAGTCAAAAAAGGCAGGGAATTATCTGGTACGATTTATGACTTAGATAAATTTAGAAACAATGATCATCTGCATTTAACTCATTTAGTTCAGTTGCATTTGCAGAGTTTTGGTATTGTTGATGATAGTTGGAAACAAGGCTGGTTAAAAGTTGAGCCGATAATATCAAATGATAGCTTCATAAATATTACAGAACGCTATCGCAATAACTATACGGATTGGGTTGCTGAGATTAATTTTTTAAAGGATAATTCTGACAATGTTTATTTCGTTGGTTTTGAAAATCAGTATGAGCCTTATCAGTTTATGATTGAAAGGTATGAGATCAGAGACTATTTAGAACTTGCGAGATTATTAGCCGGTGCGAAATATGTAAGCGGTAACCAATCAAGTTTTATGGCAGTTGCTCAGGGACTTGGCAGAGATTACAGAATGAGCCAAGCAGAAGGGCATACAAATTGCACACAATTTTTACCTAAAGAGACACTAATATAATGACAGATCAAGAATTTTTAGCAACTGAAATACAAAACGGAATCGGGATGCATAATCCTAATTTTAAAGAGTTGGCACGATTAAGCGTTGAACTAATTAAGGATTTAGAAATTAAAACAGTCTTAGATTATGGTGCTGGGACTGGAGTTTATTCAGATGCTTTTCATCAGGCAGGATATGATATAAAAGCGTTTGAGTTTTTCAAAGCGCATAGGGATTACATGAAATATTATGTACCTCATATTGAGATACTCAAAAAACCGATTACAACGGACTTGCTTTTTTTCATGGAAACTGCCGAACACATGACAGATAAGGAACTTGATTCTTTATTTGCTAAGATTCAGCCTAAATATGTTTTTTTCAGTTCGACATCAAAGAAAACAGATAACGATATCGCCTGGGGGCATATAAATATTAAGACACAAGCGGAGTGGGATTTATTTTTTGAACTTAAAGGTTATTCCAAAGTCAGGGATTTAACTCATCCGACAAGCTGGAGTAAACTTTATACTATTTATTAATCATGGCGAATTTACAAAATTTAACGCCTTGGAAAAAAGGACAGTCTGGAAACCCTAAAGGCAAGGATCGGAAGTATGTGACTTTGTTAAAAGAGCAGGGTTATAGACTGGGCGAGATTAACGATACTATTCAGGTAATGATGTCGATGACTATTGAGGAACTGAAAGGAGTTTATGATCATCCAGATGCTACCATTTTAGAAAAGACTATTGCCAATGCAATGAATAAAAGCCTGAAAAATGGCAGTCTTTACAGTATGGATACGTTATTAACGAGAGTTTACGGAAAGCCTAAAGAGCAGATGGATATTCAGCAGGATTCGAGAATTGAGGTAGTATTTATAGAGGGTAAAACTATTTTATGAGGTTAGAACTTCCAAAGCCACATATTAACCAACAACAAATTTTAGAGTGTGATGCTCGATTCATTGTTGTAATGTGTGGAAGGAGGTTTGGCAAGTCTGAGTTGTCTCAGATTATTGGAATTAAGGAAGCGATCAAAGGAGGCCAGGTTGCTTATATTACGCCGACTTATAAATTAGCTAAGGTTTTTTTTGAGAGGCTTACTTCGGCTTTACCTTTCAAGAATAATATTTCTGATCTAAAAATCTATTGCCCGAATGGCGGATCTATTGAGTTTTATACTGGCGAGAGGTTAGATAATTTAAGAGGGCGAAAATTTCATTTAGTGATTGTTGATGAATCTGCATTTATTCCTGATTTGGAAAGCGGATGGCAGAATTCTATCAGACCGACATTGACAGATTATCAGGGCCGGGCGGTTTTCCTATCAACTCCCAGAGGTAAGAACTTTTTTTACTCAATGTTTATGAAGGGCGGAGAAACGGATTGGCGCAGCTTTAAGTTTACAACCTATGATAATCCTTATATCAACATCAGAGAGATTGAGGATGCAAAACTGCAACTTCCAGAGGTTGTATTTGAGCAGGAATATTTAGCAAATCCTTCCGAGAATAGTGCAAATCCTTTCGGTAGTGGATTTATTAGGAATTGCATTAAGCCAATATCAGCGCAACAAATAGTAAGTTATGGAATTGACTTAGCAAAGTCGGTCGATTTTACTGTTATTATCGGACTGGATGCGGCTGGGAATGTAGCTTACTTTGATCGCTTTCAAATGGACTGGCATAACACTAAGGAAAATATAAGGCGTTTACCTCCGGCACCGATTTTGGTAGATAGTACCGGCGTTGGCGATCCTATCTTAGAGGACTTAATGCGAGAAGGTATAAATATCGAAGGTTTGAAATTTACCAGTCAATCAAAGCAGCAATTAATGGAAGGATTATCACAAGCAATCCAGCAAAGAAAAATAGGTTTCCCGGAAGGCGTAATTGTGGATGAATTGGATATTTTCGAATATCAATTTACTGCAAACGGAGTTCGATACTCTGCGCCTTCAGGATTCCATGATGACTGTGTTGTTGCTTTAGCTTTAGCGTATCAAAATTTTAATATTAAACGAGGATCAGGGCGTTATGCCTTTGCTTAAACTATGAAATGGAACGAATTAACACTTTGGCAGTATCAGCAGATTATGCCAATACTAACTAATCCAGATAAGGATTGGACTGAGTTAGACAAGGAAGTCAAACTATTGACTATTGTAACTGGATTGACCGAGCATCAGATTGATAGCTTAGGGATTCAGGATCTAAAGGAGTTGAGAAAAGATTTAACCTTTCTGGATGATCCGATTGAAGGTAAGCCAGTAAATTATATTAAAACAAATGGCAGACAGTATCGGATTAATTACGATATCAAAAACATGCCCTTTGCCCGGTACATTGAAAGCAAAGTATTTAGCAAAGATACAGTTGGCAATCTGCATAAGATCGCAGCTTCAATGGTTATACCTCAGAAAAAGAATTGGCTGGGTAAATGGAAGGATGATAAATATGATGCGAGTAAACATGAGGAGTATTCGCAGGACATGCAAGAGGCAAATTTCATAAGCGTTTATCACTCGCTGGTTTTTTTTTATCAAGTCTACAGAAATTGGATAGAGGTTTCGCGGGATTATATGAAAGCGGAAATGATGAAAGCGGGGATGACCGAGGATCAAGCGGATTCGGCGGTGTTGCTTTTATGCGAATCTACGGATGGCATTATACAGTCAAACTTATTGCCGATCACGAAAATATCAGAAATTCGGAAGCATTTGAAATGAAAACGATTGAAGCCTTAAACGTAATGGCTTATTTGAAATCTAAAAATGCACATGATCTGGAACAAACTAAGCGGCTAAGGTAGTCGCTTTTTTTATGAGATATTAAAATCGGGTTTGGCTATTTATATACATGAGTGAAGCCAAAGCACAAGCGAAAGCATTAAGGGATGGATTTTTAAGAGCAATCGGAGAGCAATTTGATGTTGTTGATCCGACTGAATACCCAGTTGCCGAGCAAATGTTAATGTTTTATGGAAAGCAGTTTAATGATGAAGTTCAAAAGAATTTAAGTAAAAGCGGTTCGATTGCTTCCGGGAAGATTGGAGATTTAGCAGTTCCGAAGGTTAGAAAGTTTGGCAATGATTATGAAATGTTGCTCGGTTATGATGTAGAAAATCCTGCATCAGTTTATTATAAGTTTGTGAATAAGGGAGTGCGAGGTGTTGGAGGAGTAAATGCAAGACCGAAAAGAGTTTCATCCGATTCTCCTTATGCTTACAAAACGCCTTATCCGAATCAAAAAATGGCTAATTCTATTTTGCAATGGTACAAATTAGGCAAGGCGAAAACAACATCAGAAACACAAAAAAAGAATTTAAGTACAACCCAGCGCAAAAGTAAAAAGCTAAGTAAGATAGTAGATAAAGCTACATCCTTAAAGGCTATTGCTTACGCTACTGCATCGGCGATTAAAAGGGATGGACTAAGGACAACATCATATTTTGATAATGCGGTTAAGACAGTATTTAATAAGGAGTTTTTCGCAACGATGGCAACTGCTTTTGGTGGCGATGTTCAGCTTCAAATTAGGCAAATTGGTAATAAAATAGAAAATGGCAATAACAATAAATAGCCAACCGGCTACCTTTCCGAGTATGCACGAAGATTTATGGTTTGTGGCTTCCTCCAATAACGTAGGAACTACAAATTTTAAATTCGTTTATGATATTTATATCAATGGTTCACAAGTTAGCCGCAATAAGATATTCCCTTCGCCTTCAGCAGATGGTAGCTATGGAGTGTTCAATGCTTCGCCAGTTGTGAGATCATACGTTACGAATTATTTTGAGCCTTCGGGAACTACTGTATTAATGGCATCGAATGATAAGATTAAAGTAGATTACCAGGTGCGGATCGGAGAGGAGGTCAGCGGTGCAGTTATTGCTAATTTGGCTTCAGGTAATTTCTCTGCTTATAATTACTATGCGCCTTTGTTCGGAGATATTTTTACTGAGAACGGAGACATACCTTTAGTGCTATCAAATTACTATGATAATTTACTAATAGAAAACTATACAGATGACTGGCTATCTGATCGGGATAATTTAGAGATTCCTATTGAATATGGGGATCAGTTTTTTATCACGTTTTTGAAGATCACTTCCGGGGCATATAAGTTATGGGTGCAACCGACTAACGAGGATGGAACATTCGGAACTGCGGTAAGCGGAAATATTACAATGACCGGGCAATTCAATTTGTTTAATTTTCAAGCTGCGGCGATTAATGCTTTTATTGGTTCTGAAGTTATAACACAAAACACTTACGGTTATAACATTTATATCACGCTGGGTGCGGCAGTTACCAGAACGCTAAAATTTAAGCATGTTTGTAATCCAAAATACCGACAGTACAATTTGCATTTCCTGAATAGGTTAGGCGGCTATGATACGATGGCTTTCAGGTTAGTAAATAAACGGAGGTCAGAATTCCAGCGCAGTTCGTATCGGAGAAATCCTTACAAACTATCAGGCGGTCAGATGACTAATATTGATGCTTACAACAAGTACAACGAGACTACGTTTAACTTTGCTATTCAGCATACGGATTACTACATGCTGACAAGCGATTATTTACTGGATCAGGATTATGCCTGGTTGGCGCAGTTGGTAGCTTCTCCGATTGTTTACATGGAAGTGCAGGGTGCTTTCTTCCCGGTCACGATTAGGAACACGAATTACCAATACAAATACAAAGTATCAGATCGCTTATTCAATTTTGATTTAGAAGTTGAGATCGGTAAATACTTAAATAGCCAATTCAGATGATAAGAACTGAAATCTACGTTGAGAATGAATTAATTGATTTACTGAAGGATATCGGAACGGATTTTACCTATTCGGTAGATGATGTGAAGGATTTCGGCAGCAAGAATACTTCCTTCAGTAGGACTATTTCGATACCAGCGACTGCCAGAAATAATCAGATTTTTGGTTTTGCTTTTGAGATCGGGATGTCTCAGGAACATAACATGGATTTGCCAAACGTAAACACGAATTTTACTGCAAGTCAAGCGGCTAAATGCGAGGTTTACATTGATAAGATTCAGATTTTTAAGGGCGTGATCAGGATTCTTGAAATGGTCACTAACAAAGGAATCACAGAATACCAATGCGCGGTGTTTGGGGAGTTGGGCGGATTTATTACTGAGTTAGGAAATAGGCGTTTAGAGGACTTGGATTTCAGCGAGTACAATCATACTTGGAACGTAACGAGTATTCAAAATAGTTGGGATACAGTTAATGGTTCGGGTTACTTTTATCCGCTGATTGATTATGGGGATGTTTCAACGAATAAAGATGATTTTCACGTTTCAACTTTCCGCCCAGCGTTGTACGTTAAGGAGTACATTGAAAAGATTTTTGAGGGTACAACTTATACTTTAAATTGTGCATTTTTTGATACTGATTTTTTCAAGACTTTAATTATCCCAAACAATAGCCAGGGGATTAGAGGAACAAACGATCGTTTTATTTTAGGAACAAAAACAATCTCGCAAGTATTGTTAAATAGCAATACGCCGACTGCTCGAAGTGCAAATGTTGGATTCGATACTACTGTTTTATTGGATGTGACTGAGAACGCTGGTAAAAGTATTTTCACTTATACTGGTAGTACAAAAACAGTTAGAACTATTGCTTCGGTAACTGGGGTTTATCAAACGGATTCGGCTTCATCAATTACTGCGACTTTATATATCGCTGGGGTTGCAGTTCAGGCTTTCACGCAAAATACGTTTTCGGCAAATAATCCTTTCACTTTTGCTTTTGATATTACCGGGAATATAGCCAATACAAATACAGTTAGGATTGAAATAAGCGTTCCAGTTACTGCAAACACTTATATCGTAACAATATCAAACGCAAGTATAAACCTTGCTCAGATCACATCCCAGATAGTTGATGTAGCTTATAATGGTGTGATATCAATTAACGAGAATTTGCCAAAGGGAATATTCCAGAAAGATTTCTTTTTATCGATCTGCAAGATGTTTAATATGTACGTTTATCAGGACAATATTAACGAGAAGCAGATAAATATTTCGCCTTACATTAATTTTTACGGATCAGCGGTAACTAATAGTCTGGACTGGTCACAAAAGATTGATACTGGTGCGCCAATGTCTATTAAACCGATGTCGCAATTAAATGCGAGGTACTATGCTTACAAATACACGCCAGATACTGACTATTACAATGATAATTATATAAAAAAATACGGGCAAAGCTATGGCGATAATTTGTATGATTCGGAGTTTGATTTCGTAAAAGAAACCTTATCAACTCAGATAATTTTTGCGCCTTCGGTATTAAAATTACATTCTGGGCAAGATAAATATCATACTGACATATATAAGCTATCTAATAACAATACTCAGGAGGATCCGATGGATAGCGTAGTACGGATATTGATGGCTAAGAAGATTACGGGAGTAACACAATGGAAAATTCAAGAAGATGGAGGAGGTACATTAGCAACAATTACTTCTTATGGATATGCAGGGCATTTGAATGATCCGGTCACGCCGACTATTGATATTAATTTCGGAGTTCCAAAGGAATTGCAGTTCCCGGCTACAACGTACCCGACAAATAACCTATTTAATACCTATCACTTGCCTTACTTGTTGGAGGTTACTGATATGGAATCTAAGCTGCTAACTTGTAAAGTTTACCTATCTACGAATGATATTTACAATTTAGATTTCAGTAAATACATTTGGATTAATGGAGTACTATTCAGACTAAACAAGGTAGATGGATATAATCCGATGGACTACCAAACAACAACTGTTAATTTATTAAAAGTAATCAATACGAACTGATGGCAGAGGAAATAATAGGTATAA